TGGACAGATATATGTTGGTCTTTTAGATAAAGTCATACAATTTTGTAAAGATCACGAATACACATACGAATTTCAAGAGAGCAAATATTATGGTTTACCTTTTGAGGTAAATCCAAACATCTCAAAGGAAGGTGTTAAAGATTATGTAACATCAATATCTAAGTATAAACCTAGAGACTATCAGGTTGATGGAATATATGATGCCTTAAAACATAATCGTAAACTATTGATATCTCCAACTGCTTCAGGAAAGTCACTGATGATATACGGGATTGTGCGATATTTCGTTGAAAGAAAGCAAAATACTCTGATTGTTGTTCCAACGACTTCCCTTGTAGAACAAATGTATAAAGACTTTGCGGACTATGGATGGGATGTAGGTTCATATTGTCATAAAATATATGCTGGAAAAGAAAGAGTTACAGACTCACAAGTAATTATAACAACTTGGCAATCCATTTATAAACTCCCCAGAAAGTATTTTGAGAGATTCTCAGTAGTTGTAGGAGATGAAGCACATCAATTTAAATCTAAATCATTAATATCAATAATGACAAAACTTGGAAATGCCAAGTATCGTTATGGATTTACAGGTACTCTTGATGGAACACAAACACATAAGTGGGTTCTCGAAGGTCTCTTTGGTCCTTCTTATAAAATTATTAAAACTGACGAGCTTATGAAGAAAGGTCATGTTGCGACGTTGGATATTAATGTGCTTCTATTGAAACACTCACCAAATAAATTTGAGACATTTGAGGATGAAATTCAGTATATTATTGGGCACCAAAAGAGAAATAATTTTATTAAAAATCTTGCACTTGATCTTAAAGGTAATACATTAATATTGTTTGCAAGAGTCGAAGGACACGGTGAACCACTTTATAACTTGATACTAAATAGTAATGTCCTAGAGCAACGTCAAGTATTCTTTGTACACGGTGGTGTTGCTACTGAAGACAGGGAAGAAGTTAGAACAATCACGGAAAAAGAAAACAATGCTATCATTATTGCCTCTTACGGCACCTTCTCAACTGGAATTAACATTAAAAACCTTCATAATGTAATATTTGCTTCCCCATCAAAATCAAGAATAAGAAACCTCCAATCAATAGGTCGTGTTCTTCGTAAAGGAAGTAACAAAACAAAAGCAACATTATATGATATTGCTGATGACATTAGTTACAAATCAAGAAGAAACTACACACTGAATCACTTAATCGAACGTATTAAGGTATATAATGAAGAAAACTTCAACTACGATATAGTTAACATACCACTTAAAAACTAATGGGAGACGAGTTTCACGCAGTATTAAAATTAGTCACAGGTGAGGAAATCTTTGCCTTAGTTTCTGTTGATGAAAATGACGGAGACCCCATTATCATGCTTTCAAATCCTGTAATTATGAAAATGCTTTACTCTCCTGCAGGTCAGTATGTGAAGGTTCGTCCGTGGTTAGAACTCCCTACTGAAGATCTTTTCTTATTAAAATATGATAAAATAGTTACTATGTCAGAGATTAGTGACTCACGAATGATTCAGTTTTATGAAAAGTATTTAAACGATGAAGATATAGATATTGAGTTAGACGGTAGAGTATCCTTAAATAATAAGATGGGATTAGTCTCAACTGTTGAAGATGCTCGCCAGAGCCTTGAAAAGATATTTAAGATTAATAAAGATAAGCCTAATTAACCTTATCAACCCTTACAGTGTTGATTGTACAGTCTTTTGGGGGTATTGTCAAGTCCTATAAATTATGTTATACTATCAATATATTAAGTCAGGTATATGGTAAAGAAAAAATCTGAACATTATGTTAACAATAAGGAATTATTAGAAGCATTAATTGTTTATAGAGCAAAGGTTGCTACTGCAAAGGAAAATGATGAACCCAAACCAAGAATTACAAACTATCTCGGCAGTTGTTTTCTGAAGATTGCAACACACTTGTCATATAAACCAAACTTTGTCAATTATATGTTTCGTGATGATATGATATCTGATGGTATTGAAAACTGTGTTCAGTATATTCATAACTTCGACCCTGAGAAGTCTCGTAATCCTTTTGCATACTTTACCCAGATTATACACTATGCCTTTCTAAGACGCATACAGAAGGAGAAGAAGCAATTAGAGATTAAGACAAAGATAATCGAGAAGAGTGGATTTGATGAAGTGATGACTGTTGATGATGGTGCACTTTCTGGTAGTAGTTCTGATTATAATACAATTAAAGATAATATCCAATATAAGTCTTCCAATAGATGAACATCGTAATTATTACAGATCAGCATTTCGGTGCAAGAAAAGGTGCTGAATACATTCATAATTATTTTAAGAAGTTTTATGATGATATTTTCTTTCCATATCTTAAAGAAAATAAGATTGATACCATTATTGATATGGGGGACACTTTTGATAACCGTCGTAATATCGACCTAGCATCTCTTGAATGGTCAAAGAAAAACTATTACGATAGATTGCATTCAATGGGCATTACAGTTCATACAATCGTTGGTAATCACACAGCATACTATAAAGATACAAATGAAATTAATACAGTAGATCTCTTATTGAAAGAATATGATAATGTTGTTATCTACTCAGAACCTACTGAAATTAATCTTGATGGATTAGATATCCTAATGCTTCCTTGGATAAATGAGGAGAATCGTTTGCAGACTATGGAAATGATTAAATCATCTAAATCTAAAGTTGTTATGGGTCATCTTGAGTTGAATGGATTTGTTGCAACTCGTGGTCATACAATGGAACACGGTATGGATACGAAGGTTTTTAATAAGTTTGATCGTGTATATTCTGGACATTATCATACAAGATCAAATAATGGAAAGATATATTATTTGGGAAATCCATATGAAATGTTCTGGAATGATGTAAATGATAAAAGAGGTTTTCATCTCTTTGATACTAAGACAGTTGAACATACTCCAATCAATAATCCTCATCGTTTATTCTATAATGTTTACTATGAAGATACAAACTATAAGTTATTCGATAGTCGAGAGTTCAAGCATAAGATAGTTAAACTCATAGTAAAAAAGAAAACCGACCAGAAACAGTTTGAAAAATTTATAGATAAATTATACAACTCTGGTATTCAAGACCTTAAAATTGTTGAAAACTATATTCTTCAAGAAAGTGAGGACTTTGAAGTAGAGGAAACTGAAAATACAATTGGTATATTGAATCGGTATATTGATGAATCTGAGTTTGAAGGAGATAAGACTCTCATTAAAGGAATTCTACAACAAATATACAAGGAGGCTTGCGAGGTAGACTAATGTATCTTCTTACAATAAATCAAAAGCAAGACAATGGTGCATATGCTGTACTGAATCGTTATGGGGAAAAAGTTTTGTTTATGTTTGAGGAAGAAGATGATGCTGAGAGATATGCTATGTTGTTGAATGAAGATGAGGAAGATAGTTCATTAAGTGTAATAGAAGTTGATGATTCACTTGCCATAATGACATGTAAGAGGTATAATTATAAGTATGCTGTGATTACCCCTAACGATATCGTAATTCCACCAAAGAATGATAACATTTCAAAAGATTAGATGGAAGAATTTTCTCTCGACAGGAGATCATTTTTCTGAGATTGATTTTATTAAAAATGGAACAAACCTTATTGTAGGGACAAATGGTACAGGTAAATCGACTGTATTGGATGCACTTACTTTTAGTTTGTTTAATAAACCATTTCGCAAAATAAACAAATCTCAATTAGTAAATGCTACAAATGAAAAGGATTGTTTAGTAGAAGTTGAATTTAATATTAACGGAAAACAGTATTTGGTTAGAAGGTCAATTAAACCAAGTCTTTTTGAGATTGAAGTTAATGGGCAGAAAATGCACAAACAATCAGATGATCGTGCAATGCAGAAGATATTAGAAGAAAATATATTAAAGGTAAACTATAAATCATTTACACAGATAGTCATACTTGGAAGTAGTGCCTTTGTTCCCTTTATGCAATTATCAGGTTCAAATCGAAGAGATGTGATTGAAGATTTGCTAGATATTCGTATCTTCTCTGCAATGAATACAATTATCAAAGACAAGATAAGAAAACAGAAAGAGGAGATACAAGTATTAGACTTGAAGAAAGATAATGTAAAAGATAAATTAGAAATGCAAGAGAAATTTATTGAGGAGTTAGATAATCGTGGAAAGGAAAGAATTAAAGGTAAAAGGAATAAAATTGACTCTTTAATGAATGAAGTGGAGACATATTCATCTTCTATTGAAGAATTGCAAAGTGATGTTTTTGATATTACTAAGGAACAGGAAAAAGTAACGGGATCAAATAAAAAATTACGGTCTCTTAACAATCTAAAGGGTAAATTATCCAATAAAGTAGCAACGATAACTAAGGAGCATAAGTTCTTTAGCGAAAATGTAACATGCCCTACATGTACCCAACCTATAGAAGAATCGTTTCGATTAAATAGAATTAATGATGCTCAAACTAAAGCAAAAGAGTTGCAATCTGGTTATCAAGAATTAGAAAAAGCAATTAAAAACGAAGAAGAGAGAGAGCATCTTTTTACCAAACTATCAAAGGAGATTACTAAACTCAATAATGATATTTCTCAAAACAATACTCGGATATCTGGATGCAACCGACAAATCAGGGATTTGGAATCAGAAATTCAGACACTTACCACTCAACTTGCGAACAGAAATACTGAACATGGAAAACTAGAAGAGTTTAATAATAGTCTCCAAAGCATTTTTAAAGAACTAGCAGATAAAAAAACCGAAATCATGTATCATGATTTTGCATATTCGCTACTGAAAGATGATGGAGTCAAGACAAAAATAATTAAAAAGTATCTACCATTTATTAATCAGCAGGTTAATCGCTATCTGCAGAAGATGGACTTCTATATCAATTTTAAATTGAATGAAGAATTTAGTGAAACGATAGAATCACCGATTCACGAAAACTTTTCATACAGTTCTTTTAGTGAAGGTGAGAAGATGCGTATTGACTTAGCACTACTCTTTACTTGGAGAGAAGTTGCTAGAGTTAAGAACTCAGTCAATACAAACCTACTTATTATGGATGAGGTATTTGATAGTTCTCTTGATGGTATGGGAACTGATGAATTCTTAAAAATTATTCGATATGTGATTAAAGATGCAAATGTATTTGTAATCTCACATAAACCAGACTTACAAGAGAAGTTTGAAAATGTTATTCGTTTTGAAAAGATAAAAGGTTTTTCACAGATGGCATCTTGATAAATATTTAAAAAAAGTTACAATGGTTTGGCACATAAAGAAAACTGGTATAGTTGGTTCTAATACTGTTTATTATAAAGGTAGCAATCGATGGACTAATGTATTTGCTGATCGTTCTACTTATACCTCTCAGGCAAAAGCAAAGTTAGAGAGTTATATTTGGGATAAAAAAACCAACGATGGTTGGGATGTAACTGCTGTTAACGAGAATGCGTAATGAAAAAATTTAATCAATTTAAAGAAGATTATGAAAAGAGAGGAAAGTCTGCTCTTAGAAATATAGGAAATACTACAATTGATTACTTTTCTGGTGGTGGTGATGTAAAAGGTTTTGGTGATGTTTTAAGAAGTACAATAGGTAAAGAAATTCAAAAGAATAAAAAACCCGTGTTAAACCAATTAAAGAAAGATTTTAATAAAAATATGAAGTAGTAGACAGTTAAATAAGTGTCCACTCAACCGT